ATTTTGTGTTCCGTCGGGCGATGTCGTATTATTTGCCGTTATTGTTACATTTGATTTTGACCAAGCCGCGTTGTCAAATTGCTCAGAATAAGTAATCAAATTTGTACTCTGTTTCTCCAACAACAAACTCGGACACCCGCCCCCGCCATTTTGGTAGGTGAGGCGTGGAACATTTAATCGGTCGGTAGTGGGAAAATAGGGTTTGGCGGTTGAGCCGATGTTTAATTGAAATCCCCATACATAATAATAACCAGTACTTGAAGTTACATCTGCCCTTGCACTTGACAAAGAATCAACTGCCCACAAATAATAATCAGTTCCAATTGTAGTTGAATAGGACATTGTTAAATAAAACCAACCATTCCCAACACTTGTAATTGATGCCGTGCAACCACTCGCGGAATATGTGCCATTAACCAAATCAAAATTGCAATAGGGCGTTGCATCACTTCCAACTAACAACTGCAAAAAATTATGCGTTCCCGCTTTTGCATATACTGTTTGGGTAAATGCACCATTTTGATTATATGCTTGTTGTATTAATTTTGAATTTGTTCCGCTATTTAATGAAACTTTGTCTGCGGTTGTTGTGCCGTTTGGTGCGGTCGTGTCATTTGCGGTAATTGTTACTCTTGCTTTTGCCCACGCTGCATTGCTCAAATCCTCGCTATACTGCACCAAATTCCACGGGCAAACCTCAACCAATCCCGCCGAATTTACTCGCGTTCCGTTGGATGCTCGTGTGAATGACAAATCGCCGCTGCCGTTTGTGGGAATTTGAGAATAAACAACATCCTCTTTGTATCCGCTTGGTATCATTACCAAACTCGCTTGTTCTAAAAGTGTACTCATTCTTGTGAATCTAAATTATCCAATTTGAAAATCATGCAGTCCACACCTTCGTAATAACCACCATCCGCAGTTACCCTATTGGTATATTCTAACGCCAATACCGCCCCACCCGCTTGGGTGAATGGTGTTACCCCAATCGCTAATCCAACAAACATTTATTCGTTGTAAAGAACGATTGAACCCGATGTCAAGGTGATTGATGAAATGTAATTACCATCGGCCACACAATGGAATGGGCCTGGTAATAATGTTACACCCGTCAATCCCATGGTGGTCATCAATGAATTGCCATCCTTGTCCAAACAAGCCGATACAACGGCATTTGAATTGACAAAGAATCCACGGAATCTTCCCGTGTTGGCTGATGTATTGGCAACGGCTTTTGAACCCGTGTAACCCGCGGTGAATGCTGATCCTGAAATGCTCATATTGATAAAACGATTTTAAGGTTAATTGTTAGGGGTTACGCGATACATTGCCCACGCCTTGCGCCCACAATGTGCCATCACAACACTTTTTTGAATATGTGTTTTTGTCTTTGCATAAACACGCCCTTGTTCCACCGCCTTGTGGTGAACTCCGTGATGGTGTTTTCCACCCGTTCTGGGTGTTGTTCGGGTTGTTTGGGTTGTTCCAATTGCTCATTTTCTTGTAATTAAAAGTATCAAAAATAACAATGCCAATATCAATGCCAAACCAACACCCACCATTTGGGGCAAACTGATTCGTTCTTTGTATTGGATTTGTGGTGGTAATGTGATTGTCTTGGTGAATCGGATGGTGTCGGCCTTTACAACTGTCTTAATTCTTATCACATCGTGATTGCGGTATACAATCGTTTTAACGCCATCTTTTTCAATTGTGAGGGTATCAATCGTTTTTGTGGTGAAAGTGTCTGTAATGGTCACGGAATCGCGTACAAACACCGTATCAATGCCATACACACTTATTTGTGCCATTGCGGGGTTCTTTTTGATGGCTTGTTTCAAATGATACTCCGCCGAACATCCCGTCAAAATGAATAAAAGTGTTAATAATTTACCACCTTTGGAAAACAAATCACAATTGGCGGGTTTCACGATTTTCAATTCCGTGAAGTATTTGGTCAATTTCTTGACCTTTTCATCCTTTGGCTTGTATGTCTTTTTTACAAATTCCATGAAACATAGTTTGATGGGTTGGTGTTTGGGTATTCCCCCGCTTCTTGGTTTTCGGTATACTGTGAAAACAATTGTGGGTAGTAACTCAAATAATCCACAACCCTACGGCGATAAGTTTCCGCGATGTTTCTTTGGCGTTGAACCAATGAATCCAATTCGCTTTTATCTGGTAAGGTGGTGTTTTCGGGTGAGTTACGCAATATACCCGCATTGGTTACCTCATAACCATGGAACAACAACAAATCGGCCATGGCATAATGAATCAACATCGGTTGTACATAATGCGAAACCAAGGTTTGATAATTGCCCGTCAATGTACCCGCTTCCACCTGGGTTAAAATGTAGCGATACAATTTTGTTCCCAACAATTCTTGAACTTGAATATCTTGGGCGATTTTAACGAATGGATAAATTTTATCCACATCCACATTACCACCCAATTGGGTATACTTAAAAATCAACTCTTTGTCGATTAATAGAATATCATCGTTTGCGTACATCTTATTTGTTCTTTAATGATCCTTTGTTTGGCATATCAATCGGCCTTGTTTTGGCAGTATCCCACCCGCTTGGTGAAAATGGCACCCCCGCCTTATCCGCTGATTTGTTTGAAACCTCGTTGTAGTTTTCCAAATTTCTATTATCACCCGTTTCACCAGGTTGTTTTGGCAAAAACTTTCCTTTGACTTGTTTTCGTCTAAATGTCAATCGTTCCCATCTGTGGTGGCAATTTACACCGCCTTTGTACTTCCAAATTGAATAGGAACTTTGACCGCTTGGGGCGAATTGTCCGTTCACACCCGCATCACCCATTTGGATGATATCTTCCCTACGGAATATCACTCCGCTTTTGGCTTCTTGAACCATTGTAGAGCAAAACTCCCTTGATTTGTTGGATACGAAATCAGGACCATAACGGTATCGGATTTTGTACACCCCTTTATCGTCATCACTTTTTTTATTGGGGTTTTCATAAGCAAGGTTAAATTTTAATTCTTCATCGGCATCCGTAACTTCACGAACATCAATGAGTTCCCACTCATCCGTGTTAATTGTTTCGCCCTTGCCTTTCAAATGTTCCAACCAAGAATTTTCATCCTCGATGGTCATATCCTTTCCTTCAAAATACGAATAACAAATGGCCGTGGCTTGGTCGGTGTCTTTGCCCTCACGAACTACAATCGGAATGCAACGCCCCAAAAAATCATCTTTGGATTCACCCGCATTGGGTTTTACCAATTCAATCTTTTTTTTTTCGGATGACAATGATACGCCCGTTTCTTCTTCACGGGTTTCATCATCAATGATGTTGCCACTCAAATCGGTGAATTCAAGGGGTTGTAAGGTTTTGAAATAAAGATTCAAATTGTACCCATTGAAGTTCAATACCTGGGTTACTGCATCAATAATCAATCGTTGGAATGGTCGTACCACAACATTATCAAACAAGATTGATGCGGTTTTCATTTCCTCGGCATTGTTACCGAATCCACTATTGTCTTTAATTCCTAACAACATTGGTGAAACAACGCGGTGCGATACCATGATTTTTTGCATGGCTTCACCACTCAAAAATTGATATTGGTTGTGGGCATCACTCAATTGAACGGGTGTGATATCCGCTTTGGAATCTTGACCATCGTTCCATGAAATAATAAACCGACCTGCATTGGATGAACCACCAAACTTTTGTTTGATTTGGGCTTCAACTGTATCTTTTACCTCTGCGGGTGGTTGCCCATTGTTGAAGTTTATCAACATTGAAGGTGCCAAACCATTCATGATGTTGTTGATGTGGAAATTGGAAATCTCCGCTTCCAAGTTGGCATATTGCGTACCTCCTTGGTAATCCACGGGTGCGAAGTAAAAAGAACCCGTTGAATATGGTTTGATTGTAAGGATACATTCGTTTGCGTTTTGGTCGTAACCAAATGCCCTAAACTCAATTGGCGTATGGCCACGCTTCAAATTCGCCCAATCGGGGCAATAATAATACTTTTCAATTTCACCCTTTTCGTTGCACTTTGCGGGGCGAAGGGTTTGTTGTGGAAAGTGTTTGGCTTGTACATACTTTTTGCGATCCTTTGACTTCACCAATTGGAACGATGCTTGGCCCAACATTTTCAAATCCATGGCAATGGCACGGATGCAATCGTTGGAAAACATCTTTTTGAATTCAATGTATCCAGCCAAATCCCGTGATGCCTTTGTTACTTCCAACCCCTTACCGAAAATTTGGTCAACTGTGCCTTTGATACACGCGTTGTTGGTTGGTGATGAATGGTACAAATCAATCAAATACTGATAATAGTTGTTATCATCGCCGTATTGCACCCAATCTTTGTTCTTTTGCTCAATGATGGATGGTGCGGTGTATGATTGAAGTTGT